TGCACTTGCTCGTCAGGTTGACTCTGATCTGCACGCGCTTGGTAAGGAAGTTGGTAACGAAGCTAGCTCTTACGTTAACGACAACTCTTACTACATCGACGCATCAACTGGCTTGACTGCCTATGCTACGGACACAGTGACAGCTTCTGACGTATTCACTGACGCGGGTTTCCGTGCTTTGATTCAGAAGATGGACGACGCTGACGTACCTTTCGACAATCGTGCGTTTGTCATTCCTCCTTCACTGCGTAACGCTATTATGGGTATTGACCGCTATGTATCTTCTGACTTCGTAAGTGGTCAGCCTGTACAGAACGGTCTGATTGGTAACCTGTACGGTATTGACGTTTACGTCTCTACTAACTGTGCTACTTCTGAAGCGGCTGCTGATAACACAGCAAACACTAACGACCTTAAAGCTGCACTGCTTATCCACAAAGACACGTTCGTGTTGGCAGAGCAGATGGGTGTTCGTTCGCAGACACAGTACAAGCAAGAGTTCCTTGCTAACCTGTACACTGCAGATCAGCTCTACGGCGTAAAGACTTTGCGTCCTGAGTCAGGCTTCGTACTTAACGTTAATGCCTAAATAGGAGTGGGGAGGCAGTGCTGCTAGTCGGTGCTGTCTCTCCTTTTCTTTATGAGTAAAAAAGACCCAAGATTATCTAGAGTAGGCGTTAGTGGGTATAACAAGCCTAAACGTACCCCTAACCATCCTACCAAAAGCCACGTTGTAGTCGCTAAAGAAGGCGACAAAATCAAGACTATTAGATTTGGACAACAAGGCGTTTCAGGTGCAGGCAAAAGCCCTAAGACATCTGCAGAGAAAGCACGCCGTAAGTCATTTAAGGCTAGACACGCTAAAAACATAGCAAAAGGTAAAATGTCAGCCGCTTGGTGGGCTAACCGCGAAAAGTGGTAACTAACAGGAAACTAACATGACAGTCATAGTAACCAAGAACAGCTCCACAGCCTCAGCAGTCCCTACCACGAGTGACTTGGTTCAGGGCGAACTCGCTGTCAACGTCACAGACAAACGCATCTTCACAGAGAATGCGTCTACACAGATTGTAGAGCTAGGCACTAACCCTTCTAACATCACAACAGGCACAGCTACCGTTACCGGCACTCTAACCGCTAACGGTACTTTTGCATCTAGCAATGCAGTTATCACAGGCGGTACAGTCAACGGTGTAGTCATTGGCGGCTCTACACCTTTAGCCATTACAGGCACAACAGTCACAGCTAACACAGGCTTTGTTGGCGGGTTGACGGGTAACGTCACAGGTAACCTTACAGGTAACGTCACAGGCAACGTCACAGGCGACCTGACAGGCAATGTTACAGGCAACCTAACAGCTTCAACGGGTACGACTACAGTCAACAACCTCGTGGTTAATGGCACTGTAGACTTTACAGACACCAAGCTGACTAACATCTCTACGCCTACTGCAGACTCGGACGCGGCCAATAAGGCTTATGTAGACACCTCAGTTTCTAATGTTATTGCTGCTGCTCCTGCCGCACTAGACACTCTGAATGAGTTAGCTGCCGCACTAGGCGACGATGCTAACTTCTCCTCAACTATCACAACGTCTATAGCAACTAAGCTGCCTCTCGCAGGTGGTACTATGACGGGTGCTATTGAGATGGGTACGTCTAAGATTACAGGTCTTGGCGATCCTACTGCTAATCAAGACGCAGCGACTAAGAACTATGTAGACACCCAAGACGCGACTAAGCTAAGCACCACGGGCGGCACAATGTCCGGTGCTATTGCAATGGGGACTAACAAGATTACAGGTGTTGGCGACCCTACAGCGGCTCAGGATGTAGCGACTAAAGCCTACACTGACTCTATCCTTAGCTCAGCCACAAGTGCTGCTGACAGCGCTACCGCTGCGGCTAATAGTGCTAGTGCTGCGGCTACATCAGCCTCTAATGCGTCCACTTCAGAGACTAATGCGTCTACCTCAGAAAGCAACGCAGCAAGCTCAGCAGCGGCAGCAGCAACAAGCTACGATAACTTTGATGATCGCTACCTTGGCGACAAATCTTCTGCTCCTGCAACAGACAATGACGGTGATGCTTTAGTCATTGGTGCTTTGTACTTCAACACCTCAGACGATGAGATGAAGGTGTACACTTCTAGCGGGTGGCAACAGGTAGCTCCAACTACAACAAACAACTATTTCATTAATAACACTGACGGCGGCTTCGCTAGTAGTGTTTACACCGCTCCACAAACAATCAATGGAGGTACAGCTTAATGGCTGATCTAATACAAATTAGGCGCGACACTGCCGCTAACTGGACTTCTGCTAATCCTGTGTTGGCTCAAGGTGAGTTAGGCGCAGAGACAGACACAAGTAAGATTAAGATTGGTGACGGCTCTACAGCGTGGTCTAGCCTTGCGTACCTGATTGACGCAGGTGGCTACCTCACAGCGACTAGCACTAACACACTTACTAACAAAACCATCCGAGACACTGTCTACGCTCTGTCAGGCACGGCCTTTGACGCTACCAACGGCGCAGTACAGACCAAGACTCTCGCGGCTAACACGACCTTCACAGACTCGCTAAGCTCAGGTGACGCTATCGTCCTACAGCTCGAAGCAGGTGCTAGTTACACAGTAACGTGGCCTACAATGACTTGGGTGACTTCTGGTGGCAATGTTGCTCCTACGCTGACTGCTAAAGACACACTGGTGTTTTGGAAAGTCTCTACAACTCTCTACGGTGCATACACTGGCAGCTACGTTTAGGAGTAACGCATGAGCAAATTAACTAAAGCTCTAACAGCGGCTGCGGGTAATGCAGGTGAGTCTCTGTACGTTGAGGATGTCTTCTCGACTTATTTGTATGAGGGTAATGGTTCTACACAGACCATCACTAATGACATTGATCTTGATGGCGAAGGTGGTTTGGTTTGGACTAAATCCAGAACAACTACATCAGCACATGGTTTATACGACACAGCAAGAGGGGCTTCAAAAGAAATTTCTACTTCAAGCACCGTTGCTGAAAGCACAGACAACGGAGTTACCTCTTTTAATTCTAATGGTTATATCATTGGCAACAGACACACGACAAATAGCTCAGGAGAAGACTACGCCTCATGGACATTCCGCAAGGCTGAGAAGTTCTTTGATGTTGTGACTTATACTGGGGATGGTGTTGCAGGGAGGACTGTGGCGCATAATCTTGGTAGTGTTCCTGCTTGTATTATTGTTAAGAACATTAGTCTATCGGGCTATAATTGGCAGGTGTACCATACATCAACAGGCAATACAGACTATCTAAACCTAAACGATGCAGATGCAACCGCGTCTTTTATAGGAGCGTGGAACAACACTTCTCCTACAAGCACTCACTTTACTCTTGGTAATTGGGCGCAAACTAATGACGCGGCAGGTTCAACTTACGTCGCCTACCTATTCGCCTCAGACGCAGGAGGCTTTGGAGACGATGGCAGCGAGAGTATTATTAAGTGTGGGAGTTATACGGGTACAGGAACAGCAGGCTTAGAAGTAAGTTTAGGATTTGAACCTCAGTGGTTGTTGATTAAAAGATCAGACTCAACAAGTGAGTGGGCTTTAATGGATAATATGAGAGGCATTGTCAGCGGCGGAACTGATGTTGTTTTAAGAGCAAATACAACAAATGCTGACATTACGGCATACGATTATGCGGAATTAACCCCTACGGGTTTTAGTCTGACATCAGATATTGATGTAAACACTTCCGGCGGAACTTACATCTACATAGCCATACGCCGCCCAATGAAGACTCCTGAGTCGGGGACTGAGGTTTTTGCTATGGATACTGCCGGAGGAACTTCTCCTACGCCTCCGACATACAATTCGGGCTTTCCTGTTGATTTCTTTTTTAATAAAGGAACAGGAGGCACGGACGGTTATGCAGGAAGTCGTCTACAAGGCGCAGAATATCTAACCTTAAACTCAACGGCAGCGGCTACATCTAGCTCAACATACGAATATGATTTTATGGATGGCGCTAGAAGTTATAATTGGACTAATAGTTCTTGGTATGCGTGGATGTTCAAACGCGCCACAGGCTTCTTTGATGTGGTGGCTTATACGGGTAATAGTGTATCGGGACGCACCGTCAACCACGGACTAAAAGTAATTCCCGAATTTATTATTATTAAAGCAAGAGAAGCTTCTTGGGATTGGGTTGCTTATACAGCTCCAACAGGCGCGGGGTATTACTTAAAACCTAACGATACTCAAGCCTCTGCTGCAAGTAGTGGCGTGTTTCCTTCTGCGCCAACTGATTCTGTTTTTTCATTGGGGTCGGGTTCTTTTGTTAATTCAACATCAGCAGGGGCTTACATAGCCTACCTATTCGCCTCACTAGCAGGAGTAAGCAAAGTAGGCAGCTACACAGGCACAGGTGCTGACTTAAACGTAGACTGTGGATTCTCGGCAGGTGCTAGATTTATCCTTATAAAGCGTACAGACTCTACTGGCGATTGGTACGTCTGGGACAGCGTAAGAGGTATTGTTGCAGGTAACGATCCATATCTTTTACTAAACTCCACAGCGGCAGAGGTAACGTCTACGGACTACATAGACCCTCTATCAAGTGGATTCACAGTAACTTCATCTGCTCCTGCTGCGCTTAACGCTAGTGGCGGCACTTACATCTTCATGGCTATATCTTAAGGAAACAATCATGGAATATCGTATTCAATCAACGGGCGAAGTCAAAACTCAAGGCGAAGTCCGAAGAATGCATAGCAACACATCACTGCCACGAGTGTGGGACGCTAACGTCTGCTCTGCTCTTGGCATAGACCCTGTACTGGCAGCTCCAAAGCCCGAAGTAACAGGCTACACACAGGCCATCCGTAACGGTGCTACACAGGACGCCAACGGCAACTGGGTACAGGCGTGGTCAGTAGTGGATATGTTCGCTGACACTACAGAGGACGGCGTTACTACGACCAAGGCAGAGCAGGAGGCGGCTTATCAGGCTGATCTTGATGCTAAAGCTGCGGAGTCTGTAAGGACTAAACGTGATAAATTACTAGCCGAAAGCGACTGGGTAACTGTAAAGGCAGTAGACCAAAACGCTCAAGACAGCCTTGGTATTCAAGTGCCACAGGCTTGGCTAACCTACAGACAAGCCCTGCGTGATAT